CCTGCTCCAGACGCTGATCCCGATCATCATGCCGATCCTCGACATGGCGCTCCAGCTCGTCAACGACGTGGTCATGCCCCTCATGCCCCCGATCATCCAACTGGTCGAGGCGCTGCTGCCCCCGATCCTCTCGCTGCTCAATGCGATCCTGCCCGTCCTGACGCCGATCCTGAGCGTCCTCCAGCCCATCGCCAACGTGCTCGGCACGATCGTGGGCTTCATTTCCAAGGTGGTCGGATGGGTCGCGGACGGCCTCGGGTGGATCGTCGGCCTGTTCACCGGCGGCGGCTCAGCCCCTTCAGGCTACGCGACCGGCGGCTTCACCAGCGGCCCCTCCCTCGCCGGCGAGGATCCTCGCTACCCGATGGAGGCGGTCATCAGCTTCAACCCTGCGTACCGCAGCGAAAACCTCGCCTACTGGGCGAGGGCCGGGCAAATGCTCGGCGCATCAACAGAGAGCGACTACGAGCTGCTCAGCGGCGGCTCCGGCACGTCTGTGGTCTATGACCTCAGCGGCCTCTCCTTCTCCCCGCAGATCAAGATCGAGGGCGACACCGACGAGGACGCCCTGATCCGCAAGCTGCGCGAGCTGGAGCCGGAGTTCGTCGACTTCGTCCTCGAAGCGCTCAGCAGAAGGGAGGGCGGCACCTATGTCACAGCGGACAGTCGGCTATATTGAGTACACCGCGCAAGGCGGCGACACTTTTGACAGCATCGCGCTGGCCGCCTACAACGAGGAGCGGATGGCGACCACCATCATCCAAGCCAACCCCACCCTCTGCGACGTCCTTATTTTTGAGGGCGGCGAGCTGGTGCAGATCCCGATCGTGGAGTCTGTCACCACATCCGACACGCTGCCCCCGTGGAGGAGGTGAGCCCCGTGAAAATCCTATATGAAGGCGTCGACATCTACCCGGAGATCAGCGTCCACCGCTGCTTCCACGATATGTACGCCGAGAAGCAGAGCGACGAGCTCCTTCTCAAGCTCAACGACACCCGGCAACTATGGGACGTCTGGAGCCCGAAGAAGGGCGACACCATAGCGGTCGAGGACGGGGCCGCCAAGACCGGCAAAATGTTCGTGGAGAGCGTCGTGCCCGAGTCCGGCATCGTCACCCTGCGGGCCTATTCCATGCCGCAATCCGTAAAGGAAAAGCGGAGCAAGGCGTGGGAGAAGGTCAAGTTCCTGCAACTGGCGCAGGAGATCGCCGACCGGCACGGCCTCACCCTCGAGACCTACGGCGTCACCGACCAGACCTATGACTACGTCGAGCAGAACAACCTCCCCGACTTCGCCTTCTTCCAAAACCGCTGCACCCTCGAGGGCGCGGCGTTTTTGGTATATGACGGCAAGCTGGTGATCTACGACGAGGCCCACATGGAAGGTCAGGCGCCGGCTGACACCATCACCATCACGCCCGCCAGCAACTTCGAGTACCGGGACGAAGGCGCCAACGCCTACGGATCGGCCGAGGCGGTCAACGGAGGGCTGACCGGCACCTTCGCGGCGCCGGCCGGCGGCGACAAGCTGCTCCGCAAGATCCTCCCGCTGCGCATGAGCGACCAGTCAGAGGCCGACCGCTTCGCCAAGGGGCTCCTCCGGGACGCCAACAAAGGCGCGACGGTCGGCACCCTCTGGACGGGTGCGCTGCTGCGCAATTATGCAGCGGGCTCCGTCGTCACTCTGGCGACCGAGGGTGTGAAGTCGTGGGACGGCCCGGCCTTCGTCAGCCGGATCCGGCACGACTATGTCAAGACGCGGAGCAAGCTGTACCTCCGCAAACCACTGGAGGGCTACTGATGAACAGCAACAACCAAATGATCCAGAAGGGCACGATCTCCTCCGTGGAAGGAAAGACCGACCGCAACGGCGACAAGACCACGGCCCGGGTGCTCCCGAGCACGGCCGACGGCATGGTCACGCGCCCCCTCGTGATCCCGTGGTGGCTGCGTGGCAAGATGGGAAACCTCACGCCCGACGTCGAGGTCGCCTATGCCATGTTTGAGGACGGCACCGGCATCATCCTCGCCCGCATGGACGGGGAGTGGGACGGCACCGTCCCGGGCGACGTCACCGTCATCAAGGGCAGCGTCGCCGTGACAGAGGGCGACGTCAGCACGCCAGCCGGCGACGTCAAGACCGGCGGCGTCACCCTGAATACACACACCCACACCGGCGTCCACGGAGAAACCAGCGGCCCGCACTAAGGAGGCGAGACCTGTATGGCCGTAATGGCATCATGGGGCGGCAAGTCGTGGGGAGTCTCCAGCCGGATGGTCGCGGCGCTCAACGGCGTCTCGGCCGGCGTCGAGCTCGACACCGAGAACAGCGACGACAAGGCCGGATCTCCCTCCACAAAGACCAAGGCCCTGAAACTTCAGACTTTCAACTTCGACTTCGACCTCGCGATCGTCGCCGGCTGCGACGTCCGCGCAGAGTACGAGTCATGGACTGCCCTCGTCGGGGAGTATGCCCCCTTCTTCCTCGCCGGCCGGCGCTTCGGCCCGGCCAACCTTCAGCTCACGGCCGTGAAGCTCAGCGACACCACGCTGGACGACTTCGGCAGGATCCTGAAGGGGAAGATCGCCATCACCCTCACGGAATACGCCGAGGAGGCCAGCGGCAAGAAGGCCAGCGCCAGCGGATCCGGCAGCAGCGCCGCCGGAGTCTCCACCGGCACCGGCCCGAGGCTCAGCGCCCTCGACGTCGGCGCATCCAGCAACGACAAGGCAGCCCACAAACCAAACAACACCCAACTGACGGTCAACTGAGCGAGGTGATCCCATGAAAGCGACCGGCAACGGCACGCCACAGACCTGCGTGCAAAACCTTCTCAAAACCATCCGCGGCGAGGTGCCCTATGAGCGTATCAAGGGGATCGACCGCACTCTGATCGACAAGCCGAGCGAGCTGGCCGGCCCCGAGCTGGTCGGCGACGTGGAGTTCGTGGTGGAAACCTACGAGCCCCGCGTGAAGCTCAGCAGCGCCGAGCTGGCTGCGCTGGCCGCCAAGACCGGCGGCTACCAGATCGCGGCCAGCATTGACAACATCACATGAAGGAGGTGGAAACCATGAGCGACGAGACCAACATCTACGGCGAGGACATCCACCTCACCACAATCGACGCCGCCACCATCTACAACACCCTGATCTCCGAGCTGGAGAAGGGCGCAGGCGAGCCCCTCTACCCGGGCGACGAGCGCAGGATCTACGGCGAGGCCCTCGTGGCCGTTTTCGTGGCACTCTACAACACGCTCGACGACGTCGGCCGGCAGACCCTTCTCCGCTATGCCCGGGGCGAGGTGCTGGACGCCATCGGCGAGCGCCTCGACACTCCGCGTCTGGAGGGCAACAAGGCCGCCACGACCATGCGCTTCTCCGTGAGTGCCCCGAGGGCCACCAACATCATCATCCCGAGGTGGACGAAGGTGACGCCGGACGGCACCAACTACTTCGCCACCGACGAGATCGCCGTGCTGCAAGCCGGCACCTACTCCGTCGAGGTGGAGGCGTCAGCCGTCAGCTACGGCAACAAGTACAACGGCTACGCGGCCGGCAGCATCACCACCCTCGTCGACCTAATCCCCTACATCGAGAACGTCACCAACCTGACCGAGACGACCGGGGGCGACGACGGCGAGCCCTACACCAAGGAAGGCGACGACCGCTACCGCGAGCGCATCCGGCTGGCCCCGGCAAAGAGATCCACGGCCGGCCCTGAGCTGGCCTATATCTACTGGGCCATGACGGCCGACAGCTCCATCGCCGACGTCAAGGCCATCAGCGAGACCGAGACCATCACCCGCACCCTGCCGGTCTACGGCGGGCACGCCTTCCAAGGCGGCGCCAAGCTGCTGCCGGCGACCCTGATGGTCAAGGCGGCCGACGGCACGCCGGCGGTCAAGGGCTCCGACTACTCGGCCCGCTACGCCGACGACCTGCTGACCATTTCGGTCGGCGGGGCACTGGCTGACGCCGACGAGATCATCATCAGCATCGCCCGCACCCTCGAGGGCTGCGTCAAGCTCGTCCCCCTTCTGGAGGGCGGCAAGATCCCCGACGAGGCCATGCTCGAGAAGGTCGTGGAGGTATGCAGCGCGAAGGACATCCGGCCGCTCACCGACAAGGTCAGCGCGGCAGCACCCGAGACCCTGACCTACGACGTCGAGCTGGTCTACTACACCACGCCCGAGACGGAGGCCGAGGTGATCGCCAACGTGGAAGGCACCGACGGCGCCATCCACCGCTACAACGAGTGGCAGACCACGGCGCTCGGCCGGGACATCAACCCCGACCAGCTCCGCAAGCTGATCCTCGCCCCGGCATGGGCTGAAAACCTCACCGGCGCGATCCGCGTGGACGTGGTGCAGCCTGCGCACACCTCAGTCGCGGACACGCAGGTCGCCAAGTTCAGCGGCAGCCTGAAGGTCAGCCACAAGGTCGTGACGGAGGTGATCTGATGAAACTGAACGAGGCCGAGATCCTGAAGCTGCTCCCCGCATGGATGAGGGAGGACGGCGCCATCAAGGGGCTCGCGGCCGGCAGCGACGAAGTCACCCGCAGCATCGCGGCACGCCTGAAACTGCTCACCCGATGGGACAAGATCGACCAGCTCACCGAGGCAGAGCTCGACGAGCTGGCATGGGAGCTCAACATCAAGTGGTACGACAGCACGGCCAGCATCGAGACGAAGCGGGCCGTCATCCGCAACAGCGACCGCGTCTATGCCAAGCTCGGCACCCGCTACGCGGTCGAGCAGATCGTGGCCGACTACTTCGGCGGCGGCGAGATCCGCGAGTGGTACGAGTACGGCGGGCAGCCGCATCACTTCAAGGTGCTCAGCGACAAGCCCGAGCTCGTCAACGAAAACTATGAGCTTTTCATGAAGCTGCTCAGCGTCGTGAAGCGCCGCAGCTCGTGGCTCGACACGATCCTGATCTGCCTGACCGGCGAGATGTACGTCTTTTTCGGGATGGCAACGCAGGAGCACACCTATGAGCGCCACGTTTTCGGCAGCGACGAGATCCACCTCTACCACGGCGCGGCCGTCTACGACCGAAGCGTCGAGACTGTCACCATCGGCACCAGTGCGCTCGCAGCGATCGAATAACACGGAAAGGAGATACGCATGGCTGCATTTATCAACAACGACATCACCGCGGCCGGCCTGATCGTCCTCGCTAAGGGCGCAGCCGGCGAAAAAATCAACTACACGCGGATCGTCCTCGGCGACGGCTACCTCGGGGAGGGTCAGACGCCCCGCACCCTCACCGACGTCATCAGCCCGAAGGCGACCGTGAACATCACGAAGCTCTCCGTCAACGGAGACGGCACCGTCACCGTCGGCGGCATCTTCCAGAACGACCAGACGACCGAGGGCTTCCACTACCGCGAGCTGGCCCTCTACGCTGAGGATCCTGATCCTGCGGTCGGCGAGGTGCTCTACTGCTACGGCAACAGCGGCGACCTCGCTGAGTGGATCCCGCCCACCGGCGGCGCCACGGTCGTCGAGAAAACCATCGACATCATCACCGTGATCGGCGCGGCCACCAACGTGACCGCCTACATCGCCCCCGACGCCTTCGCCAGACAGGAGGACATCGAGGGCGTCAGAGCTCTCGCCCTAAAGGCGCAGGGCACCGGCGACGAGGCCCTCGCCCTTGCCAAGCAGGCCATCGAGCTCATAAACGCGGCGCGGCTCGACATCACCGAGCTGACCAAGATCGTGACGCAGAACACCAGCAAGATCGTGACCCTGTGGGACGCCGTATTCAGCGACATCACGACCAACCCCTTCCAGATCACCTTCGTGGATCTGGATGGCATCACCCTGACCTCCGGCGTCTGGAACGCTACGCTCCAGCGCCTCGAGTGCTAAGTCGTGAACGGACACGGGTACACCCCGATCCCGCTGCCCGAGGCGTCCTGCATCATCGCGCACCTGTTCGTCGAGCTGGCGCTGCCCTGCTCCCGCTGCGAGCGGGATGACGGCCTGATCGTCATTCAGGGCACCACCTACGACGGCAGCGGCGCGAGGATCACCATCAAAGGCGAGGAGGTGAGGTACTACGGCAAACAGCAGACACTCGAGGCCATCAGGGCAGGAAAATGTAGGCCGCCCGCCCTTCGGCCGTGAGAAACTTCCCGAGATGCAGGTCATCACCGACGCCAAGGAGCTCGAGAAACACACCTACATCAAGACCCGCAACGCCAACATCTTCCCGAAGAAGGAGAGGCTCGGCCTCGCTCAACGGATGATGAACGAAGCGAGCGATCTGGTC